CTATAATAAACTCCGAGGTCAAGGGTCGCAAAGAACCCTGGACTGATGGACACTGCACTAGGACCCTAGGAACCTAGTGTGGGCAAAGTCGGAACCTGCTTTCTAGCGCGCGGGAAGATATAACGGAGGTTCTCTGGTACCTCGTAGTCTTCCCCGTTTATGATTGCAGTACGAATACGAAGGATTTGCACTTTCCTTTCTAAGTTAAACTTGAGGGCTTCCCCTCAAGTTGACTTATTGTCGAGGTCACGAAAGTAATCGAAGATAGTGAGAGTACGCCAACGCTCGTCTTCAGCGCAGGCGCACAACTCTTCTTCGGTTACTCGGTCGGTTTGCCCTGTGGCATCCAACCAGACCTCGGTAAAGGCAGTGTTCTCCTCAGTGAATCCACCACGAAGTATACTCAGCATCTTCTTCCAAACTGAGCATATAAACGTGATGTTTTCCTTCGGGTTACGCATCATAGAGACAAGCTTATCCGCATTAGGTTGACGGATAATAAGTGCTTCCTCTACAATGTTGTAATCATCCGCATTCGAAAGTTCACCAATACGTTGGTAAGCCTTCGAAATGTGGGTGGTAAACCCGTAGACTATGGGGAGTATAACTTTACAATCACTTGAACCTCCAAAATCATTGGAGATATCGATTATAGAACCAACCTTTTCTATATTCTTGCAAGTGAAAGTAAAGATCTCTTCGTGCATAACACATGAAAATAGACCCCGGAATAACTTCCGGATTGGTATATTTGCAGGCAATGCGAAATCTGTCTTGGCCATGACTTGACAAACATATGAACGGAGATGTTCGTCAGACAGTGACCCAGATGAGAATCGCATAGCCATAACGAAATTTTCGATCTGACGCCAAATCTTCTTAGAAGACTGGACGTAAGTTTTACCACCTAACGTAAAAGGAAGGTGGTCGAAAATCCTACAAACCACGAGACCTATATGAGAACACGGTTGACCTAATTTAGTCAAGTATGTGCAGATAGTATTATATGTTATCTGAACATCTAATTCTGTTAAGATTCCTCTTAACGGAATTCCTGTTATCTCAATACCGTTTGAGAACCAACGTTTAGCAAACTCATACATATAAGATGATGAGTGAGACTTAGGCGTTGATATCTCGACACCCAACCGCGAAACCTCTCTTTTATACAAGGCGGCAACTTTGTCATCTTTAATGACAATGTCGTCACCAAGTATAAGGTATTGGTTGAAG